CTGATTTTTCTTGCATTTTCAATCCAGATGGATCGGTTTCAGGTTTCTTTTCACCAGATTTATCATCATCTAATCCTGCTTGGATTGAGTTGGATTGATAAGTATCTGGGGTTGTAACCTTTGCACCAACGTCTTCTGCTGCTGAAGTTTGTGGTTTCAACGGTAGATCTGTTGGGGTTTCCAATGCTTTTAATCTGTCATCAATACCTACTAGTGTAGTACTAACGTCTTTTTGAGTTTCTGCGAGTGACTTAATGACATCAGTTAATGTATTGATGTTGGATTTGATTGCTTCTTGGAAGTCAGATTTTGCTAATTCTTCGTCGTCTTCATCTTTATTTTCTTCGTCTGATTCCTCAGTCTTAGAAATTGTGGAAGTATCTTTGTCCATATCCTTATCAGAATCTTCTTTATCCGAGTTTATATAGTTTTCGCTATTTTTATATGAGTCATCATCTTCCTTTTCTTTTGTTGAACCTTGACCACCCAATTGATTATTCCCATCTTCTGTTTGATATCCTGATTTTTTCTTATCATCATCTTCCTCTTCTTCTTCCTTGCCTCTAGTAGCAACTGCATCACTAGATTCACCACCTTCTTCTGGAACTTTTGTTATTTGTTGTGATTCTTGATTAGTATTATATTCCATTCCACTGTGTCTTACATCACCACCAGTTTGTTGAAAATCTGCTTTTGTTGTATCTTCTGCCTTGATTTCAGCATCATCTTCATCATCTACTGGACTTGATTCCCTGTTTGATGACTTGTCAGGCTCAACATCATTGTTATGTAAGTTAGTTTTATCACCGTCTGCGTTTGCAAAATCAGTTGATTTTTCAACAGTACATCCAAATTTATCACATTTGATTACCATTTTACCGTCATCTCGTCTTTCAACGTTGTCAGTAATTGCTTTTGCAAGTGGATTATAATCAGTAATTAAAGCCAATGGTACTGCTGGATCTTTGCAAACAGCGACCTCATAATGCTCTAATGATTTTAATTCATATGCTACGCTTCCGTCTTTTAGTATTTTTGGTGTTCTGTTTGCCTTTGTAGCACCACCAAATGACAGTCCTCTGTATTCTCCACTTTTGATTTTACCCCATATTTCATTGTCTAAATGATAGTCTTGGTGTATTTTGCCTGTAATTTTGATTGCTGGTAATATTCCACCATCCTTTGTTTTGTAATCTACTTTAGCATAACTGATACCTTTACCTATAATTCTGTTACTGTGAGTGTCACTGATTGGTGCTCCCCTGTCCATCCAAATTGGAAGAACCTTGATTAATTCATCAACTATCGTGATTTCACCTTGCTTGTCTTTGACCTGAACAGTGAGATATCCTTCAAAGAATCTTTGAGCACCGTCAATAGGATGTAAGTCTTTTGTCACAAATTCGTTAAAAAACACATCATTTTCCATATATAATCGTTCTGAACATTACTTATAAAGTTTTAGAAAAAGAGAAAAAGTAAGTTTTTTAAAAATGCTTACTGAGTTTTCTTTGCTTTTGAGACAGCATAATCTACTGAGAAACCGACAGTAAGTCCAATTAATATGACTTCTATCAATCCCAGTCCTGCTAGACTCAAAGTTTGTGCAACAGCAATACCTGTGAATACAGCTACAATTACAGCACCAAAGAATTTTTTGATGTCGTATGTAGATTCAGAAGATCCTAAAAATCCTCTGAATGTATTCAAGATTGCCCCTCCAATCACGGAGAGAGTTGCGATTAACAATGGATCAATCATACATTTCACCGAAATAGGCTATATTTAATGTTTATTATTTGTCTAAAAGTTCCTTGACTAGGTCATCTAAATCGGAATTTGCTGTATCTGGATGCAATCTGTTTGACTGTCTGTCTACTGCTTTTGCCAAAATAATGAGGGTTTTTTGTAATCTAGACACAGTTTCACATAAATCTGCCTGTGTTGAACTTATTTTCTTGAAAAATCCATATAATGCACCACCCATGCCTAATATTACTGCAATTAATATAGTTTCAATTATAGAAGACATTTCCATAACTTGTAAATAATGATAAAGTATATAAATTAACTTATAGGAGTCAATGTTTTATCTTTTATCATTATCAGTAGAAGCATAGGCTCCTCATTTATCTTTGAAACGAATAAGTCATCTCCACCACTTATACCGTCATACCTGCCACATTTGAAGCAAATGAATATTGAATGCTGACCGTCAGTGTATCCATATTTGTTTATTTTACACTTTTTACACTTTTCGTCCATAATAAAATGGTAACAAGGCTTTATAAATAAGTATTTCTCATTATAAATGATGGCATCATCAATATACATATTTGACAGTGACCGAATGTTTAAGGCAGTTTACAGGGAACATGTTGACGATTTAGAGCATAAAATGCCTCTCATAGACCTGTATGTGAAAGGAGAAAAATTATGGGTAGTTACAAATTCCAATGACCAGAAGGAAAGACCAAGACTTGATAGAAGCATTGTACATTTCAGAAAAGGAGATGCAAAAGAATGGATAGAAGGTGATGAAAAACTTGTCACTCATGGTAAAATCAGATTTAACAACAAGAAAAACCATTTGGAAATATTTCCAAGGTTTATGAGAAAGCCACTATTAAGTATGAGAGTAGGCAGATATTTTGGAATAAAAGAAGGAAAGTGTAATATTGATTATGATAAACGCTACTATGATTTTAAAAATGACCGTATAATATTTATCTTGGATGAAAAAGAATGAAGTTTGACTTTGTACTGGGAGAGGTAGAGGAAAGGTTAGAACAGATTGATGAGAAACTTTCCAAGACAAACGAGTTACTTGAAAAGATAGAAGAAAATCTAAGAGTCCCTAACATGGTTGAATGGGCAAGATTTAGAAATTCTTTGACAAAGATTACTTCCGATTAGACTTGTTATAGCCACCCATAATCTGTTTCCAGTCTTTTCCGTGCTTTTTACGCATTGAAATCCAGAATGGGTCTGTCTTCATAAATCCACCTTTCTTGTTGTATTCCTTTGTGATATTTGCTATTCTACGATGGCATGTACTGCAAAATCTTCCGTTTACCTGCTCAATATTGAACTTGTACTTGCTGCAAAAGAAACAAAGACCGTAATATTTGTCACAAATCTTTGCCAAAAGTGGCTCACGACCTTTTTTTCCAGCACAATCACCACAAATATCTGCAATAGTAGCTGCTGCTCGGTCAACCTTCATACAGCCAAGACAAACTCCCTCTTTGTAATTGTTAACGGCAGTAAACTCGTCACTTTGGTGCTTTTCCCAAAGCTTTTTTGTCATATCGTTTGCGTTTTCGTTAGTTTCTAACTTTTCAGGCAATGTCTTGTTGTAATTTCCTTAATGTAATAAGTGTTTTCTCTAAAACTTTGTTAGTTTCAAGTGGATTGTTTATTTCATCAATAATATCAATAATTTGCCATACAGCTTCTATCTTTGGCTTGTTTGAATAGACATTTACGACCTCTGGTTTTGTTTTTGTCTTGCTTTTTGTAGATACAGGAACATTTCCAAATTCAGTTTCAACAAATTTTTTCTCAACTTTTGGTTTTGATGTCTTTTTTACAGTTTTTTTGTGATTTATTTTGCAAGTTTCATCGCATTTGTGGAATCTTTTGGTCAATTTTGGTCTCCATGATCAAACACACGGTCATTTTCACTTTCCATGCACTCGTAGCACATATGATTCTCATCTTCCTTGTCTTGCCACTTTATTGCAGTGCTTTCACACATATTACATCTTCTAAAAACAAGTTTAGTAATAGTTTTAGTCATCTTCATCCTCTTCTTCTTCTACAAATCCATGTTTGACATAAAATACAATTTTTTTACTCATCTTCCTCCTCCTCTTCCGTCTTTGTTACATAAAAACCTATCTTTTTTTTACAGAATACTTTACTCATCTTCCCATCTCTTTACGCCTTCAAACTCTGTTGCAACAATGTCTCTTGCATCTCTTACTGTCATTCCAGTTGCCTTTCTCAATTCCTCAACTGTCTTTGTCTTTTTCCAGTCATAGTCTATTGCAGTTTGCAAAGTACTTTTTACAACTTCAAAGTTTGACGGAGTAATTCCCTTTGGATATGCAGATTTCTTGCTCATCGAGCTTCCACTTGTAGGACTTCCCTGTCCAGTTCCACCAATGTCACTTGGTCTCATGTTGTTTGGCTCACCTTCAAATGACTGTGTCTTTTCCTGTGGGGCTGGTACTCCCTTTCCTGCACCGTTCATGTTGCCGTTAATTGCACCTACTCCAAACATCATGTCTGGTGTCATTGCACTGTTCTTGCTTACCTTGAACTCTCCTGTATGGGTTCTTGTAATCTCAAAGCCCATCTGTTGAAGCATCATCATGTTCTGTATTTCAATTCCGTCAGTCTGCAAGTCTCTCAACTTGTCGGTTTCCTCACCAGTCTTTAGTTGCAAGTCCCAATCGTCAATGTTTAACATCTTTGAGATTTTTGAGAAAAATGCCTTCTTTAACGTGTCCTGTCCCCATAGAACGGCACGGTTTGTAATGGTTACCTGTAGTCCTTCCTGACTCCATCCAGCAGGGGTTTCACCGTAATAGAATGGAAGTACGCCATAGACAGCTCCGATAATCATTCTTAATTCCTTTCTTACCTCGATAAATTCCAACTCCTTAAGCGAGCCAGTAAAGTCCAGCCACTGTGCAGGGTTCTTTCCACCCTTGTCATTCTCGACCAAAAGTGGGTGAATCATGTAAGGATCTTCCTGTGCCTTCTGTTCAAGTACGTCCCATGACTTTCTGAATGTGTCATAGTTTCTTGAAGAAATTACCAACATGCCTCGTGGTGGTCTCATCTTGTCAAAGTATTTTCTGATATACTCGTCCATATGTGAGAGGGACATAGCCTTTGACCATACTGAATAGATAGGTGAAAATCCATAAAGCAAGTTTGGCTTGTACTTTCCAGCCTTCCAAATAACTTCGCCTTCGCCATAAATAACACGCTTAGGCTGTGGAATGCCGATAGAATAAACTGAATTAACCTCGATAACTGCCTTTAGTGCCTCTGCACCACAACGGTCACATTTAGGGGTGGTAAGTCGTGCATCCCTGTGCTCAAATCTAGGGCATACCCAAATCTTGTTTCGCTTGTCGTCGTAGCCAATTCTGCCGTCACTGTCGGCAATCATTGCCACCTGTGGTGGCTCGATCCTTAGCATCTCTTTTATAATTGTCTTGTCCTCGTCTATCTTTCCAGTAGTATCGTCTATCTTGTAATTCTTTAGCAAAAGCAAATATGCGTTGTCTGCGATTTCAAAGTCACGTTCCAACTGACGTGACACGTCTTCCAAAGTCTGCTGGTTGCTGTTTACAGGCTCTAACATCAAGTTTTCCAAAGTCTTTCTGTGCTCTGGTACAGGTCTTACCAAGTCATTGCTTCCACATGTATCACATACCAAAGCCTGTGCTTTAGGTGCAGCAACTGCCTTTTTGCGTGGGTGTGGAGAGGTATAGTTGTCTCCGTTTGCCTCTAATGGCTGCTCGTCAGGGTTGTCGGCAGTAGGTGCATACTGGAATTCCTTGCTACAGTTGTTGCATTTGTACTTCCATTTCTCTACAACCTCAAAGCCGTTCTTGAACATTTCACGGTTCAAAGTCTCAATAGGTATTCTTAAAGCATCAATGTTGTCTGCCAACTCGTAAATCATGGTGAGTGGGAATGGGAAAATTGGTAGTTTGGCACCTGTATCGGTACTCATATAAGGCTGGGCAACGCTAGGTCTGGTCGTGGTTTCCGTATAGGATTTCTCAATTAAGTTCAATCTGCTTAACGCACCTGCGAACGATTTACGAAAACCCATTATACATGTCAATATTTGTCACAATATATAAAGTTATTGTCAGGTGCGTAGCACCTTTTAAATTTTACACAACCTTTATATAATAATATATATTAAATATGTTATGCGACAGCAGTCAATAGAAGCAATATTCACGGATTTGCAAAACCAAATCATGTCAATATTCGGAAGCAAAGACGACTAGATGTTATCTTTTAACTGTTTTTTATTCCATCCACGATATGCATCGTCTGTCTCGCATTTCAGGCAAGAGTCGAAAAAACTAGGCTTTCCACATTTGTCACATTGGTTTATCTCTCTTAGGTAGTCTTTCCCACTGAAAGACTTTTTTAGACCGTTAATAAAATTTCGAATTATTTTAACCACCATGTATCTGACACATTATGTCTCTTTTGTCTTCACATATACATGGGCTTCCACTCGGTGAGGTAGAAATGTCTTTAGGGGAATCCTCGATTGAAGGCTGTGCCTTTTTTTCTTTATTACCTTTGTCAGACATACAATTGGTAATCTTTAATAGTATATATACATTTTGACATTCATGGTAGAACTGGAATTGGAAGACTTTGGAGAGATATTAAAGTGGTTTAATTTCAAGTATGACGAGGTTGAATCAAAGGAAATGGGTGAACAGAGTCGCAAGACATTTTGGAAACTTCACTTTCTTCTTGAGGACAAGATGATGGAACTGAATCTTAACAAAAAAGATGACGGTCAGGAAAAAGTTTAATTTATACACAATTTTTATATAACAGATAAGCATATATAGTATATGGATCAATCATCAAGACTAAGTGAAATAGAGAAGAAACTCTTGTCACTGGCAAAACAAGAAAGAGAGTTATTAAAGGAGCAAAAACGACTTAGGTGTGAAAGAGACCACGCCTGTTCAGTCATGGACATTATAAACTCAGTTCAAATAGGATAAGTATATAAATAGCTCTCTTTTTATTATTTTATGGCTCCAAGTGCTATAAGTGATTTGCTTCAGCTTCTCCACGAAGAGTGGATTGATGAAGAAAGAAAGACAGTTATAAAGCAGATGCTGTCAGACATGATAGATCGCATGGAAGACAATATGACCAATGAGGATCTTAGATGACATTATCTAGGAAGGAACTTGAAAATATCATATGCATAGCATGCAGCAGAAAGTTTGGAGAGCATTATAAAGGCAATGGAACCAAGTTTAACCTCCCCGAGCTCATGTCATGCATGTTCAGAATACAGGGTACTTTGGTTGCTGATGGTATAAATAATGAAGATCCCAAGCCTGCATCTTAAATTTTCTTAGCCTTTTATATAAGGGTACTATCCCTATATGGTTCAAATTTTTTTTAATTTTTCGGGTCAGGTGTGTTTCTAACGAGTTTCTGAACTCGTACCTTATATATATCTGGTAATGTCCTAAAAACCGTTTTTTCGCCATACGC